GTGTTATCGGGTAGAAGTGCGAGAAACACAAAGTAACATGGCTTTTCGCGAAGGTCACCGTGAGTGGAACGAGGACTTGTTTGCGTGAGAAAACTAGTAACCGGTGCAGAAGTTCCTGAACTGGACAAGGTAGTGACACTCACAGTCGAAACCAAGTGTCCTGCCAAGTGGATGTTGTTTGACATGGAAACTGGAGAAATGTATTCTCCATATGATACTCCTGGAAAACTGCAATGGAAAAAAGTTGATCAAGATCAACATCCAGTGCTGAAACTTTTAGAGATTTATTCAAATGAAAAAATATAACATAGCAATCTTGCTGCCTACTCGTGGCAGAACACATGCCTTGGATCGCAGTGTGCGCACCTTGATCAGCAACGCACATGACATAAAGAATGTACAGATCATGTTTGGGTTTGATCGAGACGACACAGTGGGACTTGATCATTTTCGAACTAGTCTCCAGCCCGAACTGGATCAGCAGGGTGTGGACTACGTGGCTGTGCAGTTTAACCCCCTGGGCTACATCAACATCAATCGTTATGGCAATATCCTGGCTGAACATGCTGACGCAGACTGGTACATGTTCTGGAACGACGATGCTATTATGGAGACGGCTGAGTGGGACAGAATGATCGGCGAACGCACTGGTGAGTTTCGACTGTTGGCAGTGCACACTCACAATGATCACCCTTACAGCATTTTTCCCATTGTGCCTGCAGAGTGGATGGACATTCTTGGCCACCTGAGTCCGCATCAGATGATTGATGCTTGGTTGAGTCAACAGGCCTACATGTTGGACATCATGGACCGGCTAGAGATCTATGTCACGCACGATCGTCATGATCTCACTGGCAACAATGCTGATGCAACATTTCGTGGTCGAACAGCACTAGAAGGCCGTCCTTATGATCCCATGGATTTTCATCATATCTCCAACACTCAGCGTCGTATGGTAGAATGTGAAAAACTTGCAGTTTACATGCGATCTATGGGCACGGATACTGCCTGGTGGAATAGTGTCAAAGCTGGTACACAAGATCCCTGGGTCAAACTCAAAGAATTTGATACCAATCATCAGATGGTACAGTTAAACATGAAAGTTGATTCCGGCGGCCAAGTAAATTATACTCCTGACAAATGACTCAGAAAATTCACAGTCAAAGCCAACCGGGCACTTTGTTAGCATGTGTGATGTCAGCCGTTGACGCTGCAGGTCGCACGGATGCAGCGGATGCAGAAGAAATATTACAAGCCAGTATGATGCGATTACCCACCGGCAAAACTATTGCTCCGCACTGTCATCTGCCACAGGTGCGAACTACCACGGGCACCTGTGAAGCCTGGGTTGTGGTTTCAGGTCGTTTGATAGCACAGGTGTTTGATCTTGACCAGTCAATGGTTGCAACTGTGGGGTTGACTGCAGGTGACTGTATGATCTTGTATCGCGGTGGGCACAACTTCACAGTGGTATCTGCAGATGCTGTGATGTACGAAATCAAGAACGGCCCCTACAACGGGCCTGAATCAGACTCGAAAAAAATTCAATGAAAACACTGGTATTTGGATCCACAGGTGGCATTGGTTCCTGTGTGAGTCGTCAATTGACTCAACAAGGACATCAAGTTGTGAATGTCACTCGTGCTGAATTAGAATGTAGCAATGACCTTTTAGAACAACAAATCTCAGATGTTATTGCCCAAACAAAACCAGACTGGATATTCAACTGTATTGGTACGTTGGGCACCAATCAAAGCACGTACCGAGAAGTATTTGATGCCAACTTTGGTAGTGCCTGGGCCATTGTGCAACACTATATTGCCCACCCCGATCAAGCAGTCAAAATTGTACTAACCGGAAGTGCTGTACACAACCAACCTCGTCGCAACCTGGTACTGTATGCTGCCAGCAAATCAGCCCTGCACAACATGTGGCAAAGCACTGAAGACATATTTGCCGGAACCAATGTACACATTGCCTTGATACATCCTCCCAGAGTCAACACACCAATGTTGAATGGTAGACCAGGTGCCAGTTTGGAGCCAGAATACATGGCTCAGGTCATGATAGATTTGACACGCACAATGAAAAGTCGTACACTACTAGAACTAGGAACTTAACAATGAAAACAGCATTTATTACAGGCATTGCAGGACAAGACGGCAGTTATTTGGCCGAACATCTGCTGGAACAGGGCTACAGAGTCACTGGCATCATTCGACGTAATTCAACTGTGGAGCATCAAAAGGATCGCATTGGCAATCTGCCAGTGGAAGTGGAATACGGTGACCTAACTGATCAAAGCAGTCTGGAACGTGCACTGCGACTGTATCAGCCGGATGAAATCTACAACCTGGGTGCACAAAGTCATGTGCGTATCAGCAGCGACATTCCACAGTTTACCGCACAGGTCAATGCATTGGGAGTGATCAACATGTTGGAAGCCTATCGTACTGTGGTTCCTGAAGCTAGATTTTATCAAGCTAGCAGCAGCGAGATGTTTGGATCCAGTGTGGATGCTGATAACTATCAGCGTGAGACCACTCCCATGAGACCGGTGAGCCCATATGGTTGTACCAAGGTGTTTGCCTACAACATGGTACATCACTATCGCAAAGCCTACCAGTTGCATGCGTCAAATGGTATCTTGTTCAATCACGAAAGCCCGCGACGTGGCTCAAATTTTGTGACCAACAAAGTGGTCAAGGGTGCTGTGGAGATTGCTCTGGGCCTGAACAATCAGTTGGAGATGGGCAATATGGACAGCTATCGTGACTGGGGTCACAGCTATGATTATGTGCGAGCCATGCACCTGATTACACAACAAGACCAACCTGACGACTTTGTGGTGTCCACTGGCATCACTAGATCTGTGCGAGACATGTGTGAATATGTATTTGGAAAACTGGGATTGAATTATCAAGACCATGTGATTCAGAATCCTAAATACCTTCGCCCTGAAGAACTGCCTTACTTGCGTGGAGACAACACCAAGATTGTCAAGCAACTGGGATGGCAACTCACATACACATTTGAAGCACTCATGGACGAAATGATTGAGCACTGGCAACATATCTACAACTGCTAACAACGCAACGATTAACATGAAAAGATTATTTACATTTGGGTGCAGTTATACCAATTATCAATGGAGCACCTGGGCAGACTGTTTGGCTCCAGAGTTTGATTATTTTGAAAATTGGGGTCAGAGTGGCGCCGGCAATCACTTTATCTTTAATTCTGTAATGGAGGCGGACCAACGTCATAATTTTGGGTCTGGGGATACTGTGATAGTGTGTTGGAGTACTTTTACAAGAGAAGACAAGTATGTACAGAGGCGTTGGCACACACTGGGCAACATGTTTAATTGTTCAACATACAATCCTGAATATCTCAAGACTCATATTGACGAAAGAGGTTGTGTAATACGTGATCTTGCATATATCAAAGCAGTAAAAACATTGTTAGAATCCAAACCTCAGTTGAATTGGCGATTCATTAGTTTAGCCAATCTCAAAGCTGGTTTTCAATGCGAAAGTGAGCCGGGCGAACTCGAAGACGTCGTGGCGGTGTATGCTGATGTTCTTGAATCAGTATTGCCCAGTTATCAAGATATGCACAATAAAAAAGTGATATTCCCAGGAACCTGTTGGCCGGTGGAGGCATCCAGATTTGATATGTTTTTAGATTCTAGAGCGGAAGATCCACATCCTACTCCCGAAGAGCATCTGGCTTATCTAGATGCAGTGTTGCCTGGTTGGGTGACAAAAGAATCGACTCGTGTTAAAATGCATGAGGAAAGTATTAATTTAACAAAAAATCTCAAGCAAAGAGCAATCTCAAAGGTAACAAGACTATGAAACTCAAAGTAAGCGAACTATTTTATTCAGCACAAGGCGAAGGCCGCTATGTAGGCGTTCCTTCAGTATTTCTACGCACATTTGGTTGCAACTTTACATGCTCGGGATTTGGCTGCAAGCCTGGAGTGAAATCCACAGAAGCAGACGAAGTGGCCAAGAAGGTCGAGCTGTACAAGACTTTTGAAGAACTACCCTTGGTCACAACTGGCTGCGACAGCTATGCGTCATGGCACCCAGATTTCAAACATCTCAGTCCCACATACACAGCACAAGAACTAGCAGACCGCATGACTGAACTGCTGCCCAATGGTGTATGGCAACAGCCCAACGGCAATCCTGTGCACTTGGTGATCACAGGCGGAGAACCCTTGCTGGGTTGGCAACGTGCCTATCCTGAACTGTTGGATATTCTAGCCGAACGTGGTCTGCGGCACATCACATTTGAAACCAACGGTACCCAGGAACTCACTAGAGATTTCAAGCATTATCTAATCAACTGGTTTGGCGAAATCACTTTCAGCGTCAGTCCCAAGCTGAGTGTGAGTGGTGAAGCTTGGTCGGATGCTATCCGGCCTGATGTGGTCTGGGACTATGAATCCTACGGTGTGACCTATCTCAAGTTTGTGGTAGAAAAGCCTGCGGACTTTGACGAACTGGATCGTGCTGTGGCCGAATATCGCAGTCGTGAATTTGCAGGCCCTGTGTTTGTGATGCCCGTGGGCGGTGTGGTGTCAGTGTACAACGGCAACAGAATCAACGTGGCCGACGAAGCACTCAAACGTGGCTACTGGTACAGTCCACGATTGCATGTGGATATCTGGGGCAATGGCTGGGGGAAATAAATGTTCAACAAAATCAAAAAGTGGCTTGGCAATGACCAGCCTGCAGCAGATGGTCCGGTGCCCCCAAAGCCTAAACTTAAGGCACCAAAAGCCAAGCCTCCTGCCAAGAATGAGAAAGAGCTTGCAACTGAAAAAGGCGAACCCTATGTGGCTGTGTTACGCATGGATGTGGATCCCGAAAACTTACACCAAGGTGCGTTTGAACTGGACTGGAACGAAATCTTTATTGCTCGCTTGGTCAAAGCTGGCTACATGATCAAGAAAGACGACACTGACGCAGAAATTGTGGATCGCTGGTTTCAGAACGTGTGCCGCCATGTTGTGATGGAAACTTGGGAACAAGAACAGGCCATGAACAAGTCTGGCATCTGGGTGCGCAGCACCGACATCGGCAACGGACGCAGCGAAGTATCATGATTTTCAATCACATCAAACAGCTCAAGGCAGAAGGTAAACGAATTGGCATCACTTTCTCAACTTTTGACATGTTGCATGCAGGTCATATTGCCATGCTATCTGAAGCCAAGAACCACTGCGACTATTTGATATGCGGCCTGCAAACTGACCCCACAATTGACAGACCTGAAACCAAGAACACACCTATACAAAGCATTGTGGAACGACAGATTCAGTTGGCAGCTTGTCGCTATGTGGATGAAGTTGTGGTTTATCAAACCGAACAAGATCTTGTTGACCTCTTGCTAATCCTACCATTGGATGTTCGTGTGCTTGGTGTAGAATATCAAGATAAAGAATTTAGTGGCAAGCATGAATGCTATCAACGCAACATCGAACTGGTGTTCAATGACAGGGATCATTCATTCTCTAGTTCAAGCCTGCGTCGACGTGTGGCCGCAGCCGAAAGCCACAAGGCGCTGTCACAGAAATGATATTGTATGTGAATGGTGATAGCCATGCGGCTGCTGCTGAATGTGTAAATTCTCATGCCTGGGCCTGTGACGATGGCCTGTATTGGGGTCTGGGACAACAGCCTCATCCTGACAACGAGCGTGTGAGCTTTGGATGCGAGCTAGCCAATTGGATGAACGCCATACTGTATCTTGATGCACAGGCTGGAGGTTCCAACGCTCGTATCATGCGTACCACTCGAGACTGGATACAAACACAAACAGCAGAAATTCTCAAAGACACATTCATGGTTCTACAGTGGAGCACCTGGGAGCGACAAGAATGGTTGATCAATGGTCAATACCATCAAGTCAATGCATCGGGTATTGATCATGTGCCTCCAGAATATCAACAACGGTATCAGGAGTTTGTGACCAACATTGACTGGGCACAATGCCAATCGCAAGCACACAATGACATCTATCAGTTTCATCTATACCTACAGGATCAAGGCATTGCACACGTGATGTTCAATGGCAACAGCCATTTTGAGGCACAACCAAAGTACTACAACTGGCACAGTTGTTACATGGATCCTTACAATCCTGCCCAGACGTTTGATGGTGTGCTGCGAAATCACGGCTTTCAAACAGTAAACCCACACAGTTGGCATTTTGGGCCGGATGCCCATTGCTTTTGGGCTGAACATGTGCTACAATACATCAAGACCCACAAACTTCTGAACACATGAAATACCTTCTAATTGATACCAGTAACATGTTTTTTCGTGCACGGCATCAAGCACACCGTGCCAGCGACACCTGGACCAAACTGGGTTTTGCCCTGCACTTGACTTTTATGAGCGCCAACAAGGTTGCTCGTGATCTTGGAGCAGACCACGTGGTGTTTGCACTGGAAGGTCGATCGTGGCGCAAAGATGTGTACAAACCCTACAAGGCCAATCGTGCTGTGGCACGTGGTGCCATGACTGAGACTGAATCTGAAGAAGACAAGATGTTTTGGGAGACTTATGAATTGCTGACTCAATATCTCTCGGCCAAGACCAATTGCAGTGTGATCCGCTGTGCCACTGCCGAAGCAGATGATGTGATTGCTCGCTGGATCGCACTGCATCCACAAGACCAACATGTGATTGTGAGTTCAGACTCAGATTTTGTGCAAATGATTGCGCCCAATGTCAAACTCTACAACGGCATCAATGAACACTTGTTTGCTGTGGATGGTGTCACAGACAATCGTGGTCGCAGCTTGGCATTCACTGTTGAAAGCAACAGTAAAATCAAAGTAGGCAAGCCTGACCCCAAGTTTGTAGCACCTGCAGACTATCAGCATTGGGCACTGTTCATGAAATGTATGCGTGGCGACTCTGGTGACAATGTGTTTTCGGCCTATCCCGGTGTGCGAGTAAAGGGCACCAAGAATCAAGTGGGCTTGACCGAAGCATTTGAGGATCGTAATCGCCGTGGATATTCTTGGAACAACATGATGTTGCAACGTTGGTCTGATCACGAGAAAGTAGAACACCGAGTTCTAGACGACTACGAACGCAACCGCACCCTGATTGATCTCACAGCACAGCCCGAAGATGTCAAGGCTGCAGTAGATGTTGCCATTTGCGAACAAGTCAGCCACAAAGATGTAGGCATGGTAGGAGCACACTTTTTAAAATTCTGTGGCAAGTACGATCTTGTCAAACTCAGCGATCATGCGGATGCCATGGGTCGTTGGTTGAACTCAACATATCAAGGAGTATTAAAATGATCGAAGCAAAACCAGTTATTCCCGACAGATACTGGATCCTTAAACAGGACAACCGCAAGATTGGACAAATTGAAGCAGATGAATCTGGAGTCACTGTGAAGATACAGAACCGTGTGGCTGGCTACAAAACCATCCGGATGGCCAGTCGCGAAGCCAACATTGAATTTACCAAGTTGTCCAGTGTCAAGCCAGCCACCAACCAAGTGCATGGG